GAAGAACCAAGAATACGAGAAGGAAGAGGGGGAGGAGGAAAAATTTCTAGTAAACGTGGAGCATCTTCTAGACAAGCAGTTACAAAGTCCAGAAAGGGTTCTGTTTCTAAGCGTAATACTGCAAGCACTCCTAGACGCAACAAAACCAGAAACAAATAGGGAACCGGAAGAAGAGAAGCTAGCTAGGCTCTTAGCAAAAGCTTGGTTCTTTGCTTCTGTCGGTGTTACCTCTGAAGACTTTGTGAACATTTGTGATCTAGCAGGTATATCTCCTGTAGATATGCGTAGCTTTGCTTTTAAGGTATTGCGTTCTAAAGAAGTTAAGTATATACGTAAACGAATAAACAGAGTATTAACTCACGAGTGAGTAGGGAGATAATTTTGGGAGATGATTTTATGTATACAGGAGCAATAGCAGCTAGTGAAGCTTTAGATGAAGATTTAGATGGTGATACTACAAGTTTTATTAAACAGATGCTATATGTACCTCACGAAAAAGAAGACAATGCTTTAGACCTACAAGTAGGTGGTGATCACTATAAAGGATGTGGTATACAGCCTGTAGAATATATACATGCCAATAAACTTGGTTATCTTGAGGGCAATGTGATAAAATATATAACTCGACATCATACTAAGGGTGAGGGTAGAAAGGATATAGAAAAAGCAATCCACTACGCACAATTAATATTAGAGTTAGAATATAATCAACAGGAAACAGTTACTAATGACTAACAGACCTAGCTCTACGTATGAGTCTTACATTCATATCAGCCGCTACGCACGTTTTCTACCAGAAGAAAACCGTAGAGAAACTTATGAGGATACTTGTAATAGGTGGTGGGATTATATGTCAGGAAAGTTTCCCCTGTTACTTAACTATCCAGAAGTATTAGAAGCTCTTAAAAATAAAGATGTTATGCCATCAATGCGTACTATGATGGCTGCTGGTGAGGCGTTGGAACGTAACCACATTGCTGCCTTTAACTGTGCCTATCTAGCTGTAGACGACTACAAAGCTTTCGATGAAGCCCTTATGATCCTTATGTGTGGCACTGGTGTAGGCTTTAGTGTTGAGCGTCAGTTTATTTCTAAGATGCCAGAAGTCCCTGAGATTAGTCGTACAGAAGAAGTTATTATTGTTGCTGATTCTAAGGAAGGATGGGCTAAGGGATTGCGTCAGCTAATGAGCCGTCTGTTTGCGGGGGAGCATCCTACATGGGACTTGTCTAAGGTTCGTCCATCAGGTGCTAGGCTTAAAACATTTGGTGGACGGGCATCAGGACCGGAACCACTAGACAATCTCTTACGCTACGTCACGAACGTTATGTATAAGGCATCTGGTCGTCGGCTATCTAGCCTTGAATGTCACGACATTATGTGTGCTGTTGCTGCTGCGGTGGTTGTAGGAGGTGTTCGTAGGTCAGCCATGATCAGTATGTCTAATCTATCTGATGATCGAATGCGTCATGCTAAGATGGGTAGCTGGTTTAATGAGCATGTCCATCGATCTTACGCTAATAACTCTATCGCCTTCACTGAGAAGCCTGATATGGGTACGTTCCTACGTGAGTGGACCAACCTGTATGAGTCTAAGTCAGGTGAGAGAGGTGTATTCAATAGGATTGCTGCACAGAAGAAGGCTGAGAGTATTGGAAGAGATACTTCTGAGGACTTCGGCACTAACCCCTGTGGAGAGATTTCTCTAAGGTCTAAGCAGTTCTGTAATCTATCTGAGGTTGTTGTTCGTCCTAACGATACAGAGAAGACAATCGAAAATAAGATTAGAATTGCTACAATCATTGGCACCTTCCAGAGTTGCTTGACAGACTTCAAGTACATTTCAAAGAAGTGGAAAGATAATACAGACGAGGAACGTCTGCTGGGTGTCTCCCTTACAGGTATCTTTGACAATCCTCTAACCTATAATCCTAAACCTGAGATGCTAGAAAAGTGGCGGGAGATGGCAAGAGGCGTTAACAAAGACATAGCATACCTGCTGGATATTCCTCATTCTGCTGCTATCACAACTGTGAAGCCTAGTGGTACTGTGTCTCAGCTAGTTAATAGTGGTAGTGGTATTCATCCACGATACGGTCATCACTACATTCGTCGTGTTCGATCAGATGCTACCGACCCTCTAGCTGCATGGATGCTTGAGGTTGGTATGCCTTATGAGAAGGATGTTTACAATGATAAGAACTATGTATTCTCCTTCCCTATTAAGTCAGCAGATGATGCAATTACTCGTAATGATATTACAGCATTAGAGCATCTAGAAGTGTGGCTCAAGTATAGGAACCACTGGACAGATCATAATCCTTCTGTTACCATCTACGTAGCAGAGCATGAGTGGTTAGCTGTTGGTACTTGGGTGTATGAGAATTGGGATGAAGTTTGTGGATTATCCTTCCTACCTAAAGAAGATGAAAACCATAGCTACGTTCAAACACCTTATGAAGATATTACAGCAGAACAGTATGAAGCTATGGTGAAAGACTTACCTGCTATTGACTTCTCAAAGTATACAGAAGTTGACGATAATACTACTTCAAGTCAGGAATTGGCTTGTACTGCTGGTAGCTGTGAAATCTAATGCCTTGTAAAAAGTGTGTAAAATCCTGCTCCCTTGATTCTGTTACACAAAAATGTACAGGCTGTGGTAGGACAATGGAGGAAGTTAGAGCCTCTTATAATAAGCATAAAGAACCTACTAAAGAATTAAAATGATAGACACATCCAGCTTTAGCTATAGCGTTGTTAAATACACTTCAGTGTGCTAAAATTAGACCTAGCAGGTATATCTAATTAACATAATAGGGAGAGCATTGTGGCACGAGATTACAAGAGAGAAAATGAGGTAACTAAGAGTAAGCCTAAGAATATTGCTAAACGTGTAAAAAGAAATGATTTACGTAAGAAAGCAATACGAGCTGGGCTTGTAAGAGTTGGGGATGGTAAAGAACTTGATCATATCCAGCCAATAAGTAAAGGTGGTTCTAATAAGAAATCTAATATAAGAATTACCACCAAGAGCCAGAACAGTTCCTTTGATCGTAACCCTGATAAGTCAGTAAAGAAAAACAGACTTAATAAAAAGAAGAAAAAAACTAAGAAGACCATAAAGAAGAATGCTTAATTTATATCCTTATAAAATTTATGAACATCAGCTACCTAAAGAGTTGTGTAAAGGTATTATTGGGATAGCTAAAGCAGAATTTAAGAAAGCAGATGTTTTTAAAGAGGGTGTCACAGTTGAAGACCCTTCTTATAGGAACAATAAAATTAAATGGTTTAATAATCCAGAAATTATTGAGATACTTAGCATGTATGCTAAGACGGCCAACGTAGAAGCTAACTGGTTCTTTGATGTAGACAGCTATGAAGTACCACAAGTATCTTCCTACGGTAAGGGAGAGTTCTATAATTGGCATATAGATATGGGTGTGGAGAAAGACGAAGATACCTCCTTTAGAAAGATTACTGTAGCTGTTAATTTAAATGACGATTATGACGGTGGTGAATTTCAAATAGAAAAGTGGTGTGCTCCTAATGTTCGTCATAGACATCAGACACTCCTTAAAGCAAAGGGCATAGGGTCTGTTCTAGTATTCCCTTCCTTCCTACACCACAGGATAAAAGCTGTAACACAAGGTAACAGGTATTCTCTAGTATGTTGGTTTAGAGGATCAAGATTTAGATAAACTAAAAATAGTTGTTGACTTCTTTTAAAACACTCCTTATAATAAAAGGATAGCTTATGAAATAAGCTTTTCACTTTTGTACAGTAATAGAGAAGATCACATAAATGATTAAGTATTTTTTAGTATGTCTAGCTATTATTTCAGTTACCTATCAGCAAAATCAAAGTAACGCACAAGAAGCTCCAGCAGGTCTTCAAGAATGTTCTGGTGCCTTTGCTTTATGTGCCGCATCCACCTGTAAGGCTACTGGAAGGATGATTACGATTAAAGAAAAAGAGTATCCAGAAATGCTCTGCTCTTGTCCTGTGCTTAAAGGAAAAGCGTTAGCTGACGTTAATGGAGGTACTATGGAAGGTTCTTGTGCTAGAAAAAATAAAGACCAAGTATGGAGTTTATTTTCGTATAGGTCTTTTTTACCACAGGAAATTAATAACTGGTCTACCTCCCCTAGCAAGTCTAAGACTCGTGTTCAAGAATGCTCTTCTGAACTAAAGCTGGGTACTAAAAGTGTAAATTGTTTTTCTATGTCCTGTAATATTACCGGAGAAAAAAATGGAACAACAGTAGCTTCTTGTTTCTGTCCAATGGGTGAAGCTGTTAATGGAGACATTATTAAACCAGCTACGTCTTTTCTAATTCAAGCTGGACAGGGTAATCCAGAGTATTGTAATAAACATCCGGTTGCCATTACGCCCTTTGGAAATTAATTTAATATGCCTATTAACAAACTTCCTACAATATACATTGGTTATGATCCTCGTGAGCATGCCTACGTAAAAGTTCTAGATAAATCTATCAGAATAAACACAACACGTACTTATAACATTGTGCCTATTATACAGA